AACAAAAACAGCCAGTTATGCTGCAGCTTATGCTTCAAAACGGAAAGGTTTTGACAGAATACCTGATTGACGATATCAACAACATGCTGGGCGTTAAAACAGGGCTGGCGGGAAGAGGTATGGCATGAGAGCAGACGTAAAAATAGGAGATAAGTGGCTGGGTGCTGATTTTGGATTTATCTTTAACGATAAGACGATATCAGCGCCAGATCCGCAACTTGTTATCATCGAGATACCAGGAACATCGGACGTGATTGATTTGACTGAATCGGTATCGGGGGACATTGAGTACAAGCAGCGGAAGGTAACGATCAAGCTGGAGTCGGCAGCCGGAAAAGACAGCTACTTTGCAAAGTTTTCTGAATTGGCCAATTATATCCATGGGCGCAAACTGAAAATAATTTTCAGCAAAGACTCCGGATACTATTGGATCGGACGAATTACCGTGGCAGATGCAGAGCCGAAATTCTATGGCCAAACAATCACCATCACGGCCACGGTCGATCCGTACAAATACGAAACCCAGTCATCACTGGAACCGTGGCTATGGGATACATTTAGTTTTGAGGATGGGATCATCCGGGATTACTATGATATTGCAGTTCCGGGCAGCATTACGATTGTTGGCCGGCGCAAGCGATGCTGCCCGAAGTTTATCTGTTCCGGAGCGATGACAGTCACATACTTGGGTAACACCTACAACCTGGCATCAGGAGAAAATACAGTGGCAGATATATTTATCGGAGAAGGCGAGCATGTTTTGACGTTTGGCGGATCCGGAACCGTATCTGTTGATTACCGGGGGGCGAGCCTATGAAAGTCAGTTATAAAACACATATCGAAAATGAAGGCTGGAACATCGCCGTAACCGATGGCCAAACATCAGGAACAACCGGTCAGAGCCTGCGCATGGAAGCGCTGATTATCGAGCTGCTGGAAAAAGGCGGGCTTGACATTGCCATTGAAGCACAGGCACACGTCCAGGACGATGGGTGGCAGACTCCGCTAAGAACTGACGGCGAAATTATCGGAACGGTTGGAGAATCAAAACGTCTTGAAGCGCTGCGAATTCGCCTGGTTGGCACGGATGCGAAAAAGTACAGCATCAAATACCGGGTGCACGTCCAGGATATTGGCTGGCAGCTGTGGAAAAAAGACGGAGAAACGGCCGGGACCACCGGCGTCGCGATGCGGGCCGAAGCAATTGAGATAATGCTGGAAAGAACAGCAGATGATGTTGTGGTGGTGGTACCAAATACACCAAGCACAGATCCGACGCAGATAATCGTGCCGATCAGCGATCCCAACGCAGCGATACCACAAGAAAAGATACTCTGTGCCAGCTACGCAACACATGTACAAAACTACGGATGGGGCGCAGAAGTTACAGATGGACGGTTAAGCGGCAGAGTTGGCCAGGGACTTCGCATGGAAGCAATCAGGATTGCTCTGATTAACACCGGGAGTCTCAATATCGGAGTAGTATATCAAACCCATGTGGAAAACATCGGCTGGCAGACAGAGGTGGCCAACGGCCAGACGGCCGGGACCACTGATCAAAGCCTGCGCCTGGAAGCAATCAAGATGCGCCTGACTGGGAGTGATGCCGATAAATATTCAATATGGTACCGGGTGCATGTCCAAAATGAAGCATGGCAAGAATGGTGCCGGGATGGCGAAACAGCTGGAACGACCGGGCAGGCCTTGAGAGCAGAGGCGATACAAATCATCATAACGCTTAAGACACAAAGCCTGATCAGAACGCCAGGGGATGCTCCGTTGATCGCAATCAACTACCGGACGCACATCCAGGACTTGGCCTGGGCCGCCTGGGTGAAGAACGGTCAAAAGTCCGGGACTACCGGTCTGGGGTTGCGGATGGAAGCGATTGAAATAAAACTTTCGTCGCTGGATGGGCTGGATATCGGGGTAAAATACAGAGTTCATGTCCAGAACATCGGTTGGCAAGATTGGTATGCCGATGGCGCGACGGCCGGAACCGTCGGCCAGAGCCTCCGGATCGAAGCGATCGAAATTGTTTTGACTGGAGCGGACGCCGGAAAATACACGGTGCAGTACCGGGGGCACCTGGAAAACACTGGCTGGACAACATGGAAGAAGAACGGCGAAACGCTTGGAACCACCGGGCAGGAAATCCGGCTGGAAGCCGTGTCAATTGTGCTGATCAAGAATGTGGACCTGAACGCGACCATCACCAACGAAGTAAAAAACAGTGCCCCTATCGTTCAAATTTGGGCGTCTGATTTTCCTAGAGCCGACGTACTTTTGCACGATATTAGGACAGAACACCGGCTGTTGAGCGCTAAGCCGGTAGGAGGAATTAATAAATCAGCTGGGTTCACATTCACGATTGACCCAACGCACGCAAATTATGGAAAATTGCGAAAAATGCACACGACCATACTGGTTTACGAAATTTATTCGAACCTGCGAAAAGACCTGGTATTTGAAGGGCGGATTTTAACCGACGATGAGGATTTAAACAAAATGAGGTCCGTGACGTGCGAGGGAGAACTGGGGTATCTGCTTGATAGTGTCCAGCGGCCAGCAAAGTATATCAATGTTACGCCAGAGCAGTGGCTGACGCAGGTATTAGACAACCACAACATGCAGGTTACGTCCGATAAGCGCCTGCACATGGGAATTTGCACTGTCCTAGGAGACGGGACTGGAGTTGTTATTTCAACGAGCTACCGATCACACATCGAGGATCAGGCATGGCTTTCGTGGGTTAAAAACGGAGATCTGAGCGGAACAACCGGTTCAGGGCTACGGATGGAAGCGCTTGAGTTGAAACTGGAAAATATTGGTGGAGTGGACATCGGCGTGACATACCGGGTACATCTGGCGGGAACCGGTTGGCAGGATTGGAAAAAAGATGGAGAAACGGCCGGGACAACCGGGCAGGGAATCCAGATGGAAGCAATTGAGATCAAGCTGACAGGAGCGGACGCCGGGCTATATTCGATTCAGTACCGCGTGCACGTCCAGGACCAGGGCTGGCAGGATTGGAAACAAGACGGCGAAACCGCTGGAACAACCGGGCAGGCCCTACAAGCTGAGGCAATTTGTATTATTATAGTCTCAAAGGTTGACGGAACGAACACAAAATTAAAAGACAGCTTGTTCCGGGAAAATGAATACGTCAAAACATTAGAACTGATCAAAACGACCATGCTGGACACACTTGGCGGAGTACTAGTGATCGAGCGGATTGGCGGGATTAAGTTTTTAAATTACCTGGAGAATTATGGATCGGTGAATTCGCAGACGATTCGGTTCGGCGTCAACCTGATTAATTACTCAAAAAAGACCGATGCGAGCGGAATTATCACGGCTCTGGTGCCGTATGGAAAAGAAATTGACGGTAAAAAGCTGGATATTTCATCAGTTAATGACAACTGCGATTATATTTATGATGAAGTGGCCGTGGCAGAACACGGGTGGATTTTTGGTTACCACGAATGGTCAGACATTGACAGCGCATCGGCCTTGTTGACGGCCGGCAAGTTGTATCTTGATGGAAAGTTGAAAGAGGGCATATCGCTGGAGCTTACAGCGGTTGATCTGAGCATGGTTAATGTTGACATCCAAAAGTTTGAAGTTGGCGACATGGTCAGATGCGTGTCCAAACCACACGGAGTTGATGTTTTCCTGTCAGTGAGTAAAAAAGAACGCGATTTGATGAATCCAGGTAATGACCGCGTCGTCCTGGGCGGCGTGACGGAGTCTCTGACAGATAGAGTATCCGGGCCACTGGGCGGCGGGATCATGGGTTTCGCTCTGGAAACCGCGAACAGCGTGCAAAACATGGAATATGTTTCAAACGAGCTGTCGTTTATGGTAAAGATCACCAATGAAAAAGTTGAAGAAACGGTAAAGCAGATCAATGAGACGAAGCTGGAAATGGATGCATTTCACATCAGCCTGTCGGCGGATGAAAAACGAATAAGTGATGCCGAAAATGCGATTGATGAAGCGGAATTGAAAATAACACCTGACGCGATCGTATCGACGGTGACAAGCAGCTCGACGTATACCAATGCAATGGACGGGAAGGTCAGCACGGTAAATGTTATATCATGCATCAACCAAACGGCAGAAGCAATCACAATCAGCGCGTCAAAGCTGAATCTGTCCGGGTACACAACGTTTTCGCAAGCACAGAGTTTAGCTGACACAGCAAAATCAGGAGCGATATCAACCGTAAACAGCGGGCTTTCTGGAGGAACAACAACCATTAATGGCGGGTGCATAACGACGGGGACGATCAATTGTAAATATCTTGGAGGAACACTTAATTTTTCGGGTATTACGTGCAAAAACCTGTTACGCATCGAAACTGGAGAGACTACTGCTCAAGTAGACGTAAAAGCAGCAAACGGGAAACTCGGGTCGATGTATGCCAACGACCAGCGGGGGCTAACGCTAGAATCAAGCGCTGGTGGTGTGGCTATTTTACCGCAAGATGGCAGCAGCATACTATTAGGGTGGAATACGACTGTTTCAGGAACTTTGACCGCCAACAATCTCATAAACACTCCCACAAGTGGCAACGGGAAAATATTAGATTTAACATGGATGGTCACTTCTGATCAGCCAGCTGGTGGATACGTGCAAGTAGGTTTGAACGGTCTTGGCGCTAAGGGGATAGCAGTTTGGGACTCAGACAGACGTCTGAAAACAAATATAAGGCCATCAACTGTCAACGCCGTGAACAAACTATTAAGAGTTTTGCCGAGGGAGTTTAATTGGATATCGAGTTTTAAACGCGAACAATGCGGCTTTGTGGCTCAGGAAATAGAAGAAATATTAGGAGAAGATTTCGTTTTAAAAGTTCCGCAAAAAGACGGTTCTTATGCTTATCAGTTAAGAGAAGCCCCGTTCATTCCGTTACTAGTAAAAGCAGTGCAGGAACTAAACGAAAAAGCAATGCGGCTCGAAAACGAGGTCGCTATACTAAAATACAAAGGAGAACAATCATGTTAGAAATCATTAAAGAAACAATATTCAGAGGGACGTCCAAAGTTGGGGATGCTGCTGCTAAAATGTTTGAAGCAAGGATAAATACTGCCAATCCGGAGAACATTACTTTTAATCACTATGTCGCAAATTACGACTTGTATAAATCAAATAGAGCGGCCATCGGTGCTGAGCAATCAACCTTTGAAGACACCGCCTATGCTTTTCAAGATCAATTGATAGCAGAACAGGCGGCTAAATAATGAAAATGAAAAACGGTGAAATAATTCAGTTGCTGAATGGGTTAGATAGACTGTCTGACGTGGAGCTTCCGGTCAGAATATCTTACGGAATCAAGAAAAACGTCAAAAAGCTGATGGGCGAATACAAAGATTACGACGAACAGCGAAGAGAGCTGATCAAAAAATACAACAACGATGAAAAATCAAAGGATTACGGGAAAGAATTGCGGGAGCTACTTGATATCGAAACGGATATTGAATTTTACAAGGTACCGGAATCGGTTTTTGAATCGGGAAATTTCATCATCACGCCGCAACAGCTGGGCACACTTGATTTCATGGTTGAGTGAATAAGGAAGAGGTGAAGGTAAATGGCAGATATTACAGCCGCGATCACAAAATTTAAGACGGCGGCCGCGGGGAAGGATGTCCGCGATGGCTTTGTTGATGCGATCACACTGGTTAATAATGATGCGATCGCAATCGCAAACAAGCAGCAAGAGATAGACACAAGAGCGGATGATGCTGCAGAGTCAGCGCAAGCAGCGGCCACGACGGCAACAACAAAAGCCACGGCTGCGGCAGGATCGGCGACAGCCGCGGCAGCATCGGCAAGCGCGGCGGCAACGTCAGCAAATTCAATCGGAACAAAAGCGACAGAAGCCGCAGCATCTGCTACGGCGGCGGCCGGGTCAGCGACCAACGCCGCGGCATCAGCCGAAACAGCAAGCACCAAAGCCACGGAAGCAGCCACGTCGGCGGGAACCGCGACCACCAAAGCGACAGCAGCAGCCGATTCGGCCACAAGCGCCGCGGCGGCAGCTGAAACGGCGAGTACCAAAGCCACGGAAGCAGCCACATCGGCGGGAACAGCGACCACCAAAGCCACGGCAGCGGCCGATTCGGCCACCAACGCTGCAGCATCCGCTGAAACGGCCAGCGCAAAAGCCACGGAAGCAGCCACATCGGCGGGAACCGCGGCCACCAAAGCGACGGCAGCAGCCGATTCAGCCACGGCGGCGGCCGGATCAGCAAGTGCAGCGGAAGCTGCAGCAGCAACCGCCGCATCATATCAGAACACGGTATCGACAGAAGAAAAAGCAACGTGGAACGGGAAACAGGACGCCCTGGGATTTACGCCAGAGAATTCCGAAAACAAAGGCAAAGCGAATGGATACGCCGCGC